AAAGTTTCGCACGGGGTAAAATCCCCAAATTGTGAAAATGGGCAATCACCTGTCAGGACCGAGAGAGATACAGCCAGCCGCAGGACCGCCGCTCGAGATGCCGGCCGGTTTGGACGACAAGCTACGTCCGTATTGGGAGATGGTGGCGGGGCTGGTGCCCGACGGCATTGCGGCGAGCCATGACGCGCAGGTCGTGCTGCAACTGTGCCAGGCGCTGCGTGTGCGTGACCTGGCTTATGAGCGGATCCTGACCGGAGGCATCGAGGTGGCGGACAGCGCGCACGGCGACGAGCCCAGACGCAACCCGGCGATTATCACGTGGCGGCAGGCGGCGGATATGTGTACCAGCCTGATGAACCTGCTGGGCATGTCGCCAGTGAGCCGGGCGCGGTTGCAGAGCGGCGACGAGGGCAGGGCTGATCCGTTCCTGGAGTTCCTGCGGAAACGCAATGGCCCGGAGTCGTAAGAGCCCGGCAGAAAAGTACATTGACAACGTGATACGCGGCAAGGTGCCAGCATGCCGCTGGGTGCGTCTCTTCTGCGAGCGGCATAAGCGGGATCTGAAGACGGGCCGCAAGCGGGGGCTTTACTTCGACCGGGACGCTGCCCAGCATGCCATCGACTTCTACCAGTTCCTGCGTCACAGCAAGGGCAAGTGGGCTGGACGGACGATTGAGCTGGAGCCATGGCAGCAGGCGATTGTGTGGGTGCTGTTTGGGTGGCAGCGACGCAAGACGAAGACGCGGCGCTTCCGGTCTGGCTATGTCGAGATTGCGCGCAAGAACGGCAAGACGACTATGGCCAGCGGGCTGGCGCTCTACATGATGCTGGCGGATGCGGAGGCCGGGGCGGAGGTGTACAGCGCGGCGACGAAGCGCGACCAGGCCAAGCTGGCATGGGATGAAGCGGGACGCATGGTTAAGGCGTCGCCGTACCTGCGGCAGCATATCACGGTCCACAAGGACAAGATATTCCTGAAGTGGGACCAGGCGTCGAAGTATGTGCCGCTGGGGCGTGACTCCGACACGATGGATGGGCTGAACGTACACTGTGCGATTGTCGACGAGCTGCACGCGCACAGGACGTCGGAGATTTGGGACGTGCTGGAGACGGGCACGGGCGCCAGAACGCAGGCGCTCATGTTTGGCATTACGACGGCGGGCTTCAATCAGTCCTCCTTCTGCTACGAACGGCGGCGCTACACGACGCAGGTGCTGGACGGTGTGATCGAGGACGATTCCCATTTTGGGATAATCTTCACGCTCGACGAGGGTGACGACGAATGGGACGAAACGAATTGGATCAAGGCAAACCCAAACCTGGGCATCTCGGTCGACCTGGACGACCTGCGCGAGCAGGCACGCAAGGCGAAAGAGTTGCCCAGCGCGCTGACCTCCTTTCTGACCAAGCGGTTGAACATCTGGACACGCGCGGCGGAGCACTTTATTCACCCGGACAAGTGGCGTGCGTGCGGTGGGGCGTTCGATGTGGCGGCGCTCGATGGGCGCACCTGCTACGCCGGGCTGGACCTCTCCAACACGCTGGATATTACGGCCCTTGTGCTGGTGTTCCCGCCGACGGAGGACGATCCGGTCTATCGGGTGCTGCCGCGCTTCTGGGTGCCGGAGACGGCCATGCACGAGCGCAGCCGGCGCGATCAGGTGCCCTATGATGCATGGTGCCGCGATGGGTGGATCACGGCGATTCCGGGTGATGTCATTGACTATGAGTGGATCTACCGGCAGATTGACGAGGATGCGCAGCGCTACGACCTCCAGGAGATCGGGTTTGATCGCTGGGGAGCGGCGGCCATCTATCTGTGGATGGCCAGCCGGGGGCTGACGGTGGTCCAGATCGGGCAGGGGTACGCCAGCATGTCGGCGCCGATGAAGGAGCTGGAGAAGTTGATCGTCTCGCGCGGCCTGGCCCACGGCGACAATCCGGTGCTGACGTGGATGGCCTACAATATGGTGGCGATGCGCGATGCGGCGGGAAATGTGAAGCCGGACAAGAAGAGCTCCGGCGAGAAGATCGACGGTTTGGTGGCGATGATCATGGGGCTGGCCAGGGCGACGCTGCACGACCCGGACGCGCTGGCCAGTATCTACGATACGCGCGATGTGCGCGAGCTGTGATGCGTGATGCGTGAGTTGGTCGACCTGGTTGGCGCCGTGGCGGTGATCGTGGCGATGCTGGGGTGCATAGTCGGGATCAGTTGGCTGGAGGGGTGAGGGATGGCGGTTAGCGGCGGGGCGACGACGGCTTATGTGTGCCAGGTGCACGGCTACGAGTTGACGTGCCAGCCGACGACGCGGCTGCGGACGGAGTGCGCCACGGTGGATCATGCGTTGCAGGTGCTGGCGCGCGGCGAGCGGTGCGTGGTGGCGGGGAGTGACATGGCGGCGCTGCGGGACCGGCTGCGGCGGGCGGGCGTGCAGTAGAGGGGTACACAATGCATCCAATGACAAAAATTAATGTCATCATTGCCGAGCGCGACGCAGAGATTTTGGCGCTCAAAGCCGAGATTACAGAGTGTCGAAAACAGTGCGCCATGTGGGAACACAGCTACGAAGAAGAGGCGAAGGGCGCATCCTACATGGAAGCGGAGATTGCGGAGTTGAAGGCGCAATTGTCGAAGCGGCTGACGGTGCGTGTTGAGATTCCGCCCACGCTGCTCCAGGATGCACTGCGCACGTTTTATGAGTTGGTTTGTCGCTACGAGTCGCATTTGGCCAGCACGGAGCCGACGGGAAGCTATGTGCCGTGGCGGAACGCCTTGCGGCTGGCGCTCGATCATAATGGAGTTGAAGTCGATGATCCAGACGCCGAGACGCAGGCATCAGACTGAGCGCATTGTGATGCGGCGGGCACGGGCCGGGCACTGGCTGGCAAAGGTGCGCCCGGAGGGCTGGCGCAATATCCTGGCTACGACGCCGCGGCAGTGTTCGTGTTTTTGGTGTCGCAGTTACCGGATGGAAGTCGCAGAGTACAAGGCTAGGCGAACGATTGAGGGGGCGGCGTGATCGACAGCATGATTCCGACGGAACGAGCGGCGATTGTGACGGCCCGGCTGCTGGCTGGGCGGGCGATGACGGTGCGCGAGGTGGCGGAGGCGGTTGAGTTGACGCATAGCGGCGCTGCCAAGTTGTTGGCCAGGATCAGCCGGGTGCTGCCGGTGTACGATGAGGATGGCGTGTGGCGCATCAATTCGGGCGAGCCGGACCCGTTCGAGCATGATCAGCCGGAGGAAATCCGGGCGGCGCTGGCGCGGCAAGAGGCGAAGCGGGTGTTTGGGGAGTAGTGGTATAATTGGCGAAGCGCCGGGAGGGTTGCCCGACGCTTCATCGCACCGATTGCGCCGGTGCTGGGGGTAGTGTATCACATCTCCCGTGCCGGTATTGGGTTGGCACGGGAGATTTTTTTATGAAAGCGGAGTGGTGTATCGGCGGCAGATCATTTGCCACGCAAAGCGAGGTTGTCGGCTATATCCAAAGTATTGCGGCCAAGTACGATATAGGCGACGAACTTGATCCAGGTGACACTGCATTCATGCATGACGTACTCCTGCGCCATCCTCGCGCTGAACAAAAAATAGGCTGCGGCGTTGATACGATTACGATTACACGACTCGAAGAATATGGATGGCGACACAAAGTGTTTTTGATAATGCGATTAGACGGCACGACTACGGATTTTAGTTGGCGCAAATGCTTGAGAGTGAAACCAATCAGCCACGAATCGTATGTCATGGAGGCATTTCGCCGCGTAGTTGCCTCTGACGTGGCGAGGTTCAAACGCTGGTACTTTGAGAAATATGGAAATGATGACGGCGATGTGCGTTGCGCTTTGACCGGCCAATGGGTGTCCTACGCATACAGCCATGTTGATCATGTGAAACCGTTTAGAATCTTGGTTGGCGAGTTTTTGTCCGAAATGGGGCTGTCATTTGAAGACGTCGAATTGATTGGATTTAGCGACGGCCAAACCGTAAAGTTGCCAAGAGATAGTTCTTTGGCAGGGAAATGGCGCCAATGGCACAAGCGGCACAGTGAATTGCGAATTGTATCTGATATTGAGAACATGAAGCCGCGGCCGCATCAAGCCGCATTATTTTGAGAAGGTGGTGGGTTGCGGCTTTCAGCCATACGGCGCTTGTCGCAATGTTGCCTAGCGGTCAGCTTTTGCTGCCAGTCCCTAAGGGCGCCTTTCGCCACTAGACGGCCACCACACACAATTATCATATCATAACGAGCCCGGCCCATGGTGGCCGGGCTTTTTGTTTCCCTGCGACCCCAACACCCCAACACCCCACAACCATCTGCGACTGGCAGTCCGAACGGGTGTGCTACCCTGACGGCATGACAGCGTTTTTCCGGGCAAACTATCTGACGGACATTTTGGCGCTGGTCGGCCTGGTGCTGATTGGCGCGGCCGTGTACCTGGCGTTCGGGCTGCCCGCGGCGCTGGGCTATGCCGGCGCGGCGCTGATTGTGGTGGCGGCGGTGGTGCAGTGGGCGGCGATGCTGGAGAGGCGAACTCAATGAGTGTGCTGCGTGCGCTGCTGGCGCCGATGGCGAAGCGCTTCCACCCGTCGCAGGATATGGATTGGAGCGGGGTCTTCGGCGGGCAGGCGGCGATTGCCGGGATGCCGGCTCCTTCGATCGGCGAGTCGCTGGCGCTGCCGTCGGTCTTTGCCTGTATTCGGGTGCTGGGCGAGACGGTGGCCGGGCTGCCGCTGATTACCTACCGCGAGACGCGCAACGGCGGTCGCGAGCGGGCTGCCAATCATCCGCTCTACCGGGTACTGCGCCGGCAGCCCAATCCAGAGATGACGGCCTTTGAGTTCGAGGAGCTGATGACGTCGCACTGTGCCGGCTGGGGCAATGCGTACGCGCAGATCATTTTCGACGGGAGCGGGCGGGTGCGCGAGCTGTGGCCGCTGCGCCCAGATCGCATGACAGTCGAGCGCAAGGGCGGCGTGCTGCGCTACTCCTATCTGCAAAGCAACGGGCAGGAGGTGCCGCTGGCGGCCTGGCAGGTGCATCACCGGCGAGCGATGGTTATGGACGGGCTGGTTGGCATGAGCCCGCTGCGCGTTGCCATGCTGGCGGTGTCGCTGGGGATGGCGACCGAGGAGTTCGGCGCCAGGTTCTTCGCCCAGGGCGCCCGGCCCGGCTTTCTGCTGTCCCATCCGGGCCAGTTGACCGACAAGGCGTACGAGCGGCTCAAAGGGGCATGGAACTCGGAGACGCTGGAGAACGCGCACAAGGTGCGCATCATCGAGGAGGGGATGAAGGTCGAGCAGATCGGCATTCCGCCCGAGGAGGCGCAGTTTTTGGAGACGCGCCGATTCCAGGCGCAGGAGGTTGCCCGGCTCTTCCGCATGCCTCCGCACAAGATCGGGCTGCTGGAGAATGCCACCTTCAGCAACATCGAGCACCAGGCTATCGAGTTCGTCACCGACACGATCCGGCCGTGGCTGATTCGCAACGAGCAGGCGATGTACCGTGACCTGCTCTCCGAGAACGAGCAGGAGGCCATTTATTTCGAGTACCTGGTGGATGGTCTGCTGCGCGGCGATACGGCGACCCGCTACCAGTCGTATGCGGTGGCGCGCCAGTGGGGCTGGCTGTCGGCCAACGACATCCGGCGTATGGAGAATATGCCGCCCATCGATGGCGGGGACGTCTATTTGCAGCCGCTCAACATGTCGCCGGCCGGCCAGTTTGGCGACCAGGCAGCGGCGGCCAGGACGGTCGACCCAACGTGGATTGCACCGCTCGTCGAGGACCGGGCGCGGCGGCTGGTGCGGCGCGAGGCCAACGACCTGCGGCGCAAGGGTGCCAGCATTGCGCGCAAGGACGGCGGCGATTTCGGCCAGTGGGCGGCGCAGTTCTATGACGGCTGGATGTCGGCGGCCGGCGAGGAGATGGCCGCGACGGTGGCGGCCGCTGCACGGGCGACCGGGCGCAGCGAGACCACGCTTTCCAACGCGGTGCATGGTGCACTGTGGGAGCGCACGCAGCGCAGCCTGGCGCAGGTGCGGCTGGTGGTCAGCGAGTGCGGCGCGACGGACGAGACGCCGGACGATGCGCTCGAGCGCTATGCCGACACGATCGAGGAGGCCGGTGCGCAGGCGCTGGCGGCCAGCCTGATGGCGGTACTGATTGAGGCAGGGGGGACGCATGCCACAGGGAATTGAACGGCGCTATGCGCCGACGGAGTTGCGGGCGGCGCGCAAGGACGGCGCCACTATGCCTGTCATCGAGGGACATGCGGCGGTGTTCGATTCGCTCTCCGTCGAGCTGTGGGGATTCTATGAGGAGATCGCGCCGGGCGCGTTCGCCGACAGCATCGAGGCCGGCGACGACGTGCGGGCGCTCTTCAACCACGATCCGAACTATGTGCTGGGGCGCTCTCGCAACGGCACGCTGCGCCTGGCGGAGGATGAGGTTGGGCTGCGGGTGGAGTTCGAGCCGCCCGACACGCAGCAGGCGCGCGACGTGGTGACGCTCATCGAGCGCGGCGACGTGAGCCAGATGAGCTTTGCTTTTGCGGTGCTCGAGGAAAAGTGGCGCATCGACGACATGGAGCGCTACGTGCGGCGCATCATGCGGGCTAAGCTCTACGACGTCAGCCCGGTGACCTATCCGGCCTACCCGGCGACGGATGTGAGCGTGCGAGCGGCGGACGGCTCGCCTATGTTTGGGGATATCCCGGAAATTCCGGCCGACCTGGTGCAGGGGCGCCAGGCGGCTGCCGACGGCGACCAGGCGCAGGGGCGCATGGAGGTGCTGCGGCTCCGGTTGGCAGTTGCAGAGCGAGCGTAGGCGCACGGCGCCACGCCAATAGCCAGTGAGGTAGGAATCATGGCAAACCGTATTGCAGAGCTGCGCCAGACACGTGCGCAGCGCATCAGTGAGGCCCGGCAGTTGCTCGATGCGGCAACCGCGGCACAGCGCGAGTTGACGGGCGAGGAGCGCACGGCCTGGGAGGCCGCCATGGCCGACGAGGCACGGCTGCACGACCAGATCGAGGCGGAGGAGCGCACGGCGCGCGCCGAGGCGACGCTGGGGGCGTTCGACCGCATGGCGGAGAACGACCAGCGCAGCGGCAACGGCGGCACGAGGCATCGCTTCCTGGCGCGCTCGATGCAGGCGCTCAACGACGGCGGGCTGGACAACCCCGAGTGGCGGCGCCTGGCGCAGACCGCAACGCCGGAGTACCGGCAGGCATGGACGGCCAACATTCTGCGCGGCGAGCAGCGTGCGCTGCAGGTGGACCTGGACACGGCCGGCGGCTTCCTGGTGACGCCGATGCAGCTCGTCGACCAGTTGATCAAGGCCATCGACGACCAGGTGTTTATCCGCCAGCATGCCACCGTCTTCGCCGTGCCGACGGCTGACAGCCTGGGCGTGCCGACGCTCGAAGCGGACCCGGCCGACGCCGACTGGACCAGCGAACTGGCAACGGGCAGCGAGGACAGCACGATGAGCTTCGGCCGTCGCGAGCTGCACCCGCACCCGGTGGCCAAGCGGCTGAAGATCAGCCGCACGCTGCTGCGCAAGGTGCCAAACAGCGAAGGGCTGGCCATGCAGCGGCTGGGCTACAAGTTCGCCATCACGCAGGAAAAGGCATTCCTGACCGGAACCGGCAGCAACCAGCCGCTCGGCGTCTTCACGGCCAGCAGCTACGGCATCAGCACCAGCCGCGATGTGGCGACGGGCAACAGCGCGACCGCCATCGCCATGAACGGGCTGATCAACGCCAAGTACGCGCTCAAGGCGGCGTACTGGCCGCGGGCGCGCTGGATCTTCCATCGTGATGCGGTCAAGCAGATCGCACTGCTGCGCGACCTCTCCGGCGGCGCCGATACGGGCCAGTATCTCTGGTATCCGTCGGTGCGCGACGGTGAGCCGGATCGCCTGCTGGGGCTGCCGATGGACGTGAGCGAGTATGCGCCGAACACCTTCACCAGCGCGCTCTATGTGGGCATCCTGGGCGACTTCAGCAACTACTGGATCGCCGACAGCCTGGCGCTGGAGATGCAGCGGCTGGTCGAGCTCTATGCCACGACCAACCAGGTGGCGCTCATCGGCCGCATGGAGTCCGACGGCATGCCGACGCTCGAAGAGGCGTTCGTGCGTGTGAAGCTGGGGTAAGTTGCGAGGGGCGAGGGGCAAGGGGCGCAGGTCCTTCTCTCCTCTCTCGCTATCAATAGGAGAACAGAGACATGAATCTCTTCAAGAACGTGAGTGTGCGTGAGGTGGGCGCGCCGGTGGCGGCCGCCGCCAACACGGACAGCAACAGCGACCGCATCGACATGAGCGGCTTCGAGGGCGTGATGTTCGTCTGCCCGATCGAGGACAGCGTGGCGACGGGCGTGGCGACGCTCAAGGTGGAGCAGAACACGGCCGACAGCGACAGCGGCATGGCGGCCCTCTCCGGCGCCAGCGCGGCGGTCACGTGCGCCACGAACGACGACGTCAACGGCACGCTGCTGGTGGTCGATGTCTACCGGCCGACGGAGCGCTATGTGCAGGCGGTGCGCACGAGCGCCACGGCGAACATTGCGTTCGGCACGGTGACGGCCATTCTCTATGGCCCGCGTGAGTTGCCGGTGGCGGCACATGCGACCGTGGCGGCATCGGCCGTGGTGGCCGGTCCGGCCGAGGCATGAGGGTAGCGGGGCAGGGGGGACTTACTATGCCCTCCTGCCCCGATTGGAGCGAGTGATGCAGGTACGGATGGTGACGATGGCGGCCGGGCCGATGGGCGTGCTGCAAGCGGGCCAGGTGGTCGAAGTGACTGAGGCCATGGGCGCTGAGCTGATTGCGATCGGCGCGGCGACGGCGGTCGACGTCGAAAGCGTGCTGGCCGTGGAGCATGCGGTGGCGCCGCCGGCCGAAACGGCGACGGCGAAGCGAAAGCGGAAATAGCATGATTGGTAGCTGGGTGCTGGTCACGCCGCCGGCAGAGGAGCCGGTGACGCTGACGGAGATCAAGGATCATCTGCATATCAGCAGCACGGCGGAAGACAGCCTGTTGACGCTCTATGCGCAGATGGCGCGTGAGGCGGTCGAGGGCGAATGCTGGCGCGCTCTGATGCCGCAGACGTGGGATCTCCATTTGCCCGGCTGGCCGGCCGGCGGCGTGATCTGGATTCCGCGGCCGCCATTGCGATCAATTACCAGCATCACCTATCGCGACGAGGACGGGACGGCTGCCACATTTGACGCTGCCAACTATCGGGTGGATACGGCGACGGAGCCGGGCCGGGTGGTGCTGGCGCCGGGCGCCGACTGGCCGTCGGTGGCGCTCGATTCCAGCAATCCGATCACGGTGCGCTTTGTGGCCGGCTATGCCGATGCCGGCGACGTGCCAGGCATGGCGAAGGCAGCGATCCTCCTCCAGATCGGCGAGATTTACGCCAACCGGGAGGCGGTGATCGTCGGCTCCACGCCGCAGGTGACGCCGGCGGTGCAGCGTGTGTTGAATCTACTGCGGGTGCGGTACTAATGGCGATTGCGTATCGTTCCGGGGTTGCGGCCGGCAATGCCAGCGGCGGCAACCTGACAATCAACAAGCCATCCGGGGTTGTGGATGGCGACATTCTGGTTGTTGGCTTCTATCGGGAGGCCGGGACGTTGACGCTGCCGGCGGGCTGGACGCAGGTCGTCGAGACGCGCGACAACGGCAGCAACGCCATTTATCTGACGGTGGCGTGGAAGCGGGCGAGCAGTGAAGGCGCCTCCTACACATTCACGCTGTCGACGTCGACGTGGCGTGCCGGGGTGATCCTGGCGTTCTCGGGGTGCGCTACGTCGGGCAGTCCGGTGGATACCTACGCCACGGACAATACCACGCTCTCGGTGCCACGGCTGGCCAGCATTACGACGAGCGTGGCCGACACGATGCGCGTCGGGTATTTCGGCGACTATAACAGCGTCGGGCTGACGGCCGGCACGTCGGGGATGACGGAGAGCAGCGGGAACGGCGCGGTCGAGTCGTTCTATGCGGCGCAGGCATCGGCCGGGGCGTCGGGCACGATCAGCAATTTTGGCGGGTTCGTGGCCTCCGGCGATTGGGCGAGCGTGCACCTGGCACTGCTCCCGGCCGGCGGCTCATCGCAGATCAACGTGAGCGACACGGCGGCCGGCAGCGATGCGCTGGCACAGGTGGCGGTGACGTTGGGATTGGCCGACACGGGCAGCGGGGCGGATGCGCCTGGCGGCCTGGCGGCGAGCCTGGCACGCACGGACACGGGCAGCGGCGCCGATGTGCTGGCGCAGGTGCTGGCGGCCCTGGGCGTGGCCGACGCGGGCAGCGGGGCCGATGTGCCGGGCAACCTGGCGGCGAGTGTGCCGGTAGTGGACAGCGGCGCCGGCGTGGATGCGCCAGGCGTGGCGGTGACGCTCTCTCTGGCCGACAGCGGAGTCGGCGCCGACAGTGCGCTGGCGCTGATTCTGGTGGCGCTGGCCGATGCAGGCAGCGCGGCGGATACGCTGGCCGGCGTGGCGGTGACCCTCTCCCTGGCCGACGCGGGAAGCGGCGCCGAGGCCAGGACGGTGTCGGTTGCGGTGAGCGTGACGGATGCCGGCAGCGCGGCCGATGCGCTGGCGCTGCTGACCGAGGCGATCAAGCAGGTTACCGACAGCGGCGCCGGCGCCGACACGGTGTTGCCGCCGGGCGTGTCGCTGACGGTGGTAGATAGCGGCGCCGGCGTGGATGCGTCCGGCGTGGCGGTGACCCTCTCTGTGAGTGACACGGGCAGCGGCGCCGAGTTGATCGCCGTGTTGTCGGCGATGCTGCTAAATGTGCTCGATACGGGCAGCGGTGCCGAGGCGGTGACGGTTGGCGTGGCGCCGCTGGAAGTGGTCGACAGTGGCAGTGCGGCGGATGCACCCGGCGTGGCGGTGACGTTGGCCGTGAGCGACACGGCGGCCGGCAGCGATGCGCTGTTGACGGCGATCCTGGTGGCGGTGGCCGATGCCGCGGCCGCGGTGGATGGCGTCGGCTCGATTGCGGTGCAGGTGCCGGTGTCGGATGTGGCACAGGCGGCGCATGTGATCGGGGCGATTGCGGCGACGCTGGCCGTGGTGGATCTGGGCGCCGGCGTCGATGTGGCGATTGCGTTCGATGCGGCGGTGCGCATTGTGCGCGTGGATTTCAGCATCGCCCGGCGGTCAGTGGCTTTTGCATGGCTGGCGCGCTCGCTGGCGTTCGGCTGGGCAGAGCGTGAGATTCAGTTTTCGATGGTGGCGCAGCCGATTGTGTTCGGTTTCGCTCGCCGTGACGTGTCGTTTACGTGGAATCGCTAGGGAGGCGCAATGGTACAGGACAGAGCATTTTATCGCACGCAGTGGCTGATCCGGCGCTATGCGAGCGAGCAGGATTTTGCGGCCGGCCAGGCGACGCCGGTGGTCGATGCAGATGGCGTAGAGCTGCCGGCCGAGTCGGTGATCGACGGCAATCTGCTGCTCAATGAGGGTATCGCCGAACTGTGGGACCTGGTGATCGGTGCGGGCACGCCGACGAGCTTCGCCAATGCCAATGCCTATATCGGCGTTGGCGACAGCAGCACGGCGGCCGCAGCCGCGCAGACGGGGTTGCAGGCATCGACCAACAAGGCGTATGTCGGCATGGAGTTCGGCTATCCGAGCCGCAGCGCGCAGACGGTGACCTGGCGCGCGGTCTTCGGCACGTCCGTCGGCAATTTCGCCTGGCAGGAGTTCACCGTCGCCAACGGCAACAGCGACGCGGCCGACAACCTGAACCGGGTCGTCAGCAACCAGGGCACGAAGGCGAGCGGGCAGACGTGGACGGTCGATGTGTCGATCACGTTGAGCTAGCGAGGCACTATGGAGCGCGTCAACGAGCAGAGCACGGCCTATGTGACTGCGGCTTTCCGTGACAAGGCGGGGGCGGCGGCGACGCCGACGGCGATCAGCTATCGCATCGACGACGTAGCCACCGGGCAGGAGATCCGCGACGACACGGCGATTACGCCGGCGGCCAGCACGGTCGAGATCACACTGACGCCGGCCGACAATGCGATCGTGTCGGCCACGCGGCCGATCGAGGTGCATGCGCTGACGGTGACGGCAACCTATGGCGATGCTGATGCCGTGCGCGGGGTCTACCTGTTCGAGGTGGCGAATCTGATGGCGGTGAGCTGATGCGACCGATTGGCGCCGGTGATCTCGATGAGCAGGTGACGCTCCAGACGGCGACGGTGACGCGCGGGACGGCCAATGCGGAAGTCGTGACGTGGGCCGACGTGGCGACGGTCTGGGCGAAGGTCACGGAGCGCGGCGGCCGTGAGCCGTTGCTGGCCGACCGGCCGGTGATGGTGGTGGCCTACGAGGTGATCATCCGTGACGGGGTGACGGTGACGCACAGCGACCGGCTGACGTGGGGCAGCAAGACGCTGGCGATTGACACGGTGACGGCGCTGCCGCGTGGCTATATCACGCTGCGCTGTCTGGAGGTCGAGATATAGATGGCACGGCGCAACGCTGTCCGCATCAAGATCGACGGGATCAAGGAGATCCAGGAGCGGCTCGATAAAGTCGGGCTGACGCTGCGCTCGCCGGCGGTGACGCGCGAGATTCAGCGCGGCGCCGAAGTGATGGCGGCACGGGCCAGGGCCAGGGCGCCACAGGATACCGGCAAGCTGCGGCAGGGCATCTACACGGCCAGCACGGAGAGCTATCGCTTCTCGCAGCTCAGTCGCAGGGGCCAGCGCATCAACTCCCCGCTGCGCTATCCGCCGCGGCGCGGGCAGGTGGTGGTCGTGTCGTCGGTGTTCTACGGGCTGTGGGTCGAACGGGGACGCAAGCGGCGCAAGGGCGTGGGGCGGCAGAAGGCACAGCGCTTCTTCCGCGTTGGCGTCAAAGAGGCGCAGCCGGTGGCGTCGGCGTTCATCCTGCGGCGGCTGGAGAAGCTGGTCGAAGAGCGCTGGAATGCGGGGTTCCGGAAATGATTGAATCCTCTGTGGTGGCGGTGCTGTTGGCCGACGGCGATGTGACCGACATTGTCGGCGACCGCATCACGCCGGTGGCGGTGCGCCAGGCGGCCGACGTGCCGGCGATTACGTTCGCACGGCAGGCGGGCAGCCGAGAGTACACCTTCGGCGGCGGGGTGCAGGCGGATGTGTCGATCTCGCTGACGTGCTGGGCGGCGACGTGGCTGGTGGCACGCAACGGCGCCGAAGCGATGCGGGTGGCGCTGGATACCTATCAGGGCGGCGACATCGACGTGGCGAGCGTGACGGATGGTTCGGATTATTACGACCCGGAAGCGGATTTGTTCGGCTGCACGGTGATCGTGGCGGTCAACTATAGCGAGGTGTAACGATGGGCGTGAAGGCGCATAACGGGCGGCTGCTGGTCGACGAGTTCGATTTCTCGCTGGACACGTTCAGCGCGGGGCTGGCCAACACGGCGGAGGCGCTGGAGTCGAGCAACTGGCAGAGCGCGGCGATGCAGTATCAGCCGGATGCGGCCAGCGGGCAGTTGACGATGAGCGGCTATTACACGGGCAACGATGCCGGCGACATTTACCAGGAGATCTACAGCCGGCTGGGCACGGAAGCGGCCGCCTATGTGGCCTGGCTGCTCAACACGGCCGCGCTGGGCAATCCGGCTTATGTCGTCGACACGGCGTGGGGCTCGAATGTGGCGGTCGACACGCCGGTCAACGACCTGCTGAAATTCAACGGGCAATTCGAGGGCGTGGTCTACGGCGGGGTCACGCTACTGGATGGCGTGGTGAGCGCGACGGGCAACGGGACGGTGGTCACGCTGCCGGCGACGGGGAGTGCGGGCGGCCGGGCTTACCTGTTCGTGCGTGGCATCACGGGGACGGCGGTCGATGCATCGATCACGGTGCAGTGTGACACGGTAGTGGGCATGACCACGCCGACGGGCAAGGGGACGATCACCTTCTCTGACATCGGCGTGTACACGCTGGCGATCGCGGGGACGGTGGAGCCGTACGTGCGGATCGTGACGAATAGTTTGGGCGGCGCGACCAATTTCACGGCGGCGCTGGTGTTGTGTGTAGCAGATGTGACGATGTAATGGAGAGGCGAGGGGCGAGGGGCGAGGGGCGGTAACGTCAAACGTCAAACGTCATTGACAGGGTAAGGAGCAAGGAAAATGGCACGGACTAAGGCTTTGCAGAATGTCGGGATCACCTACGACGGCGACAATCTGCAATCTCATTTGAACACGGCGAGCTATAACGCCGTGGTGGAAGCGATCGAATCGACGACCTTCGCTAGCTCTGCCATGGAGCAGGGGCCGGGCGCGCCGTCGTTCTCGATCGACGTGGGCGGGCCGTGGAGCAAAACGCTGGACGATTTCTTGCGCCCGGATGTGTTGACGCCGCCGGACACGCTCAAGACGCTGGTCTACTTTGTCGGGCCGTCCGGTTCCCGTGTGACCTACACGTGGACGGGAAGCACGACGGTCGGGGCGTTCCTGAGCAACTACACGATCAACGCCGACAACCCCATGGGCGACATCACGTGGTCGGGCACGCTGACGATCTCCGGCTCGCCGGTCATTTCGTAGCCTATGCCGATCCGGGTGTATTCCGAGGCGGCCGGGCTGGAGGCGTGCTTCGTCGAGGTTGACGAGCGCTGGTCGATCCGCGAGCTGAACCGCATCTACGAGAGCCGGGAAGCCTGGCTGGAGTTGTTCCGGCGCAAGGTGACCGGGATCCACGTGCTGACGGTCGACGGCGAGGCGGTCGAGGATGCCGAGCAGGCGATCGCCCGCTTCGAGGATCTCGACCTGCGGCTGGCACGGCTGGTCAACAATTCGCTGGCCAACGCGGTCGATTATCTGGCCACCTTGGGGGAAGCGAGCAAGCGGGTGTTATCCGGCGCCGGCGCGCCCGCGACGACCACGACGATGACGACGGCGCCGAACTCGACGACGACGACGGCCGGCGGCGCGGGCTAGGCGCAGCACTGGCGGCGCTTTCGGCCGCCGAGTGGGATGCCTGGCTGCTTTCCAAGTTTCCGGGGCGCACGCTGGAAGAACTCGACAGCATGGATGTGCTACGCGTGCTTCGGGCGGCGAAAGTTCAGGAGATCGACCGGGTTGAGGCCATGCGGCGGCTGGCGCTGGACAAGGACGGCCAGAAGCGGCTGGAGCCGGAGGACTGGAAGGCGATCAAGCGGCACGACAGGCTTCTGCAACGGTTCGAGGTAGACAATGGCGAGTAACGCCAACCTAGTCATCAGCATCACGGCGAAGGACGGGGCTAGTTCCACCTTCCGCAAAGTGAAGATGAACCTGGGCGACCTGGAGAAGTCGACGGGCGACCTGGGCGATTCCGTTGGCGGGCTGGGCGACATCTTCGGCAGCACGCTCGGCAAGATCGGCGCCGGCATCGGTGCGGCCTTCGCCGTGGAGAAGATGGCCAGCGCCGCGTTCGAGCTGGGCAAGGTCGGCGCGGCAGCGGAGCGCACGCAGGCCAGTTTTGGCCAGATGGCGGCCTCGGTCGGGTCGTCGGCCGACGAGATGCTGTCGGCCATGCGCACGGCGACGGCGGGCACGGTCAGCAACTCCGAGCTGATGCTGGCGGCCAACCGGGCGATCATGCTCGGGGTGGCCGACAACGCCGACGAGATGAGCCGGCTGATGGCGGCGGCCATCGAGCGCGGGCGGGCGCTGGGTGTGAGCGCATCGCAGGCCGTCAGCGATGTGATTACCGGCATCGGGCGCATGAGCCCGCAGATCCTGGACAACCTGGGCATTGTCGGCGCGACGAAGGCGATTGACGACTACGCCAAGAGCCTGGGCAAAACCTCGGAACAACTGACGGACGTGGAGCGCAAGCAGGCGCTGGTCAACGCGGTGCTGGCGGGTGCCAGCGGGCCGACGGTGGTCGACGATGCGGCGGCGGCGTTCGAGCGGATGGATGCGGCGCTCCAGAATTCCAAGGAGGCGCTGGGGCAACTCTTCGCACCGGCTGTCGCGGCCATTGCCGAGCAGATTGCGGCGGCGGCGACGACGGCGGCGGAGGCTGCGCAGCGCGCCAATGCGGAGTGGCCGGAGGATTTGCGCGGCACGAACAACCCCGGACTGCTGGGCGGCAACCGGGCGCCGGTGTTCGGCCCGGTGGCGAATCAGCCGATTATCGATGCGCAGGCGGAGCTAAAGCGCCTGCACCAGCTTGCCATTGATGCGCAGGACGCCATGCGCGACCTGACCGCGCAGAATGAGGCGCTGGCGGCGTCGGGCGATTACACGGCCTCCTTCCAGATTGAGCAGAACAACCAACAGCTACAGGGCATGGCGGCGACGCTGGGCGATGTCATGGCACGCATGCGAGAGCTTGGCGTTGCCACCGCTCAGACGGAAGAGCAGGTCGCCAACCTGGGCACGGCGGGCTGGGATGCTGTGGCGACCTGGCAGACGTTCGGCGAGACGATGTCGAGCGGGGCTGAGGAAGCGCAGGCGGCGGCTGACCAGTTGGCACAGGCGACGACGACGATCCAGAACAGTGCGCAGAGCGGGCTGGCGCAGATCGCGCGCAGCATGATCGAGGTGCAGGGGAGTGAGGCTGCGGTCAATTTCTTGCGCGGCGCCAACGATCAACTTGAGATTCAGGTTGGTCGTTGGGCTGAGGCTGGGTACTCCGTGCAGGAGATTACAAGCGTCCTCCTTCCGCAGTACCTGGACAACCTCGGCAAGATCGTCGATGCGACGCAGGCAGCGTACACGGCAACGGCGCAAACTGTTGATATTCAGCCGGTTGTTGACAGCGTGGCCGGCAGCCTCAACAACATGGCGCAGTCGCTGGCTGCCATCAAGGGGACCGACAACGCGCTGGCGTGGCTGGAAACCGCCAAAGGCCAGGTCGGCGAAATGGTTGGCAAGTGGCTCGAGCAGGGCTACACGATCGAGCATATCACGGGCGTGATTCTGCCGAACTACATCGCCGGACTTGATCAGATCATTCAGCGAGAGATTCAGGCGGCGACGTTCGGCGAGCAGATCGGGATTCGCATCGCTGGCGGTCTCAACGTGGCGATTGGGGCGGCCAACACGCTCGTGGGCACGCTAGGAACGGCACTTAGTTTTGCGGTCGATGCGATTACCGGGATTGCTAACAGCGCAATGCCTGCACTCAATAGCCAGGCGTCGCAATACGTCGAGCAGATGGGGCCATCCGGCGCTTTGGGATGGCTAGAGGATCAGAAGACTGCCACGCAGGCGCAGATCGTTGCTTGGATGCAGGCGGGCTACACGGTCGATGAGATTCAGAGCGTTCTGTTGCCATCGTACTTGTCGCAAATGAAGGATGTTAACAAGACCATTGCATCGCAGGCCGGCGGCGTTTCTGCGGTGGCCAGTGAGTTCGACGACCTGCGCAGCAAGGTCCAGGGCATCATCGACCAGTCGACGACGCTCGACGTGGGGCTGAATCCGGCCGACTTCCTGCCGCGTGAGGATGCTATCAACGAGAACGCCAGGCGGCTGGCGGCCATCATGCGCGATGGGCTCGGCAACCAGGAATGGATGGAGGAATTCAAAAGCGAGGTTCCGGCGCTGTGGGAGGAGTTGTCGACGAGCGGCGATCCGAAAACGGCGGCGGCGCGCATCCTCCAGGAGTTCCAGAGCGGCATGCGGCCCGAACTGCTCGACCGCGAGCAGATCAAGGAGCGGGTGCGCCAGATGCTCCTGGGTGATCAGTCGTCGGCGCAACTGGCGCAGGAGATTGCGCAGGAGCTTTCCAGCGAGCTGGGCGTGAGCCTGGCGCAAGCGCAGCAGGCCGTGGGCGCCACGCTGGGCACGGGCGCCGGGGCGCTGCCCGCGCAGGCCGCGCCGGATGGCGCCACGCCGGCACAGGATTTTGTAAACAACTGGACGGCCACGGTGACGGCTATGCTGTCGGATTTTGACAGCAGCGGCCGGTCGGCGGGCAATGCGTTCGGCGTGGGCTTCATGGCGGTGCAGGGCACGTACATCGACCAGTGGGCGGCGGCGCTCGTGAGCATCGTCACGGCGGGCGTGCTGGCCAACATGGCGGCGCAGGCGAGCAGGACGGGAGCACGCTAATGGTCAATGGTCAACGGTCAATGGTCAATGAGGAGGGCCGGCGATGGCAGTGAGCACGGCCACGCTGGGCGGGACGACGCTGCCGCACGTGGAGCCCGAGGGATTCCGCGAGGAGTACGGCTACCGCGGCGGCGACCGGGAGATGCTGTCGGGTGCGGTACAGACGGACCTGATCAGCACGACGGCCAAGCGAACGTTTGAACTATCGTGGCGGGAACTGACCGAGAGCCAGGTGGCCACGGTCAAGACGGCGTTTGCCACGGTCGACGATGGGGCGGCCACGCTGGTGACGCCGCTGGGCGCCACGGTGAGCGTGACGCGTGATATTGGCGCCATGGCGCTCGACATCCAGTGGATCGCCCGTCGCCAGGTGGCGAAGGCGCGCGTGACCATGCGGCTGCGGGAGGTTTGATGGCAGGCCGCACAGTTGGCGCTCGCTTCTGGGTCGATTGGGATTTCAACGGCTCCTACACCGAAGAGACGACCTATCTGATCGACGCGTCGGGCGACATGCGCCTGGCGCCGATGGGCTCGGGGCTGACCAGCGCCTCGGGCATCATCTCGCAGATGACGATCACGCTGCGCAATCCTGCCGGGCGTTTTTCTCCGCAACGCACCGACGGCGCGCTCTATGCCTACATCCGCGACGGCAAGGGCTATCATGCGCCGTGCTATTTGGAGATCACCATTGACGGCGGCAGCACCTACGACCGGGTCTTTACCGGCGTGCTGAAGCTGCCGGAGGAGCGCACGCTGTCCGCCCGCGAAGGGCCGACGGTGCGCTTTGATGCGCGCGGCATGGAGGAGCGTTACCTGCAACAGCGCATCAGCGTGCTACAGGCGACTTTTGCCGCTCAGCATGCCGCAGGCTACACCGAGGCCGATTACATTTCGGCATGGTTGCAGGCGGCGGGCGTGGCATCGGGCGACATTGTGGCCGATAGCGGGCTGTTCGTGGTGCCCTGGGCATGGGTCGATGACGAGAGCGCCATCGAGGAGGCGTGGCGCCTCGCGGCGGCGTGCGGCGGGCGGCTTTATGCCGATCCTGACGGCGATTTCCGCTTTGAGAACATGGCACACTGGCAGACATCCACGCGCAGCACGACGACGCAACTGGCGATCACACGTGACAGCATGGAACGCTTCGAGCTGCGGCTGGAAGATGGCGACCTCTACAACGTGGTCACGGTCGAGGCCAGCCCACGCGCGCCGGGCGGTGCGGATGTCATCTGGGAGCCCGACGATTTGCCGCTGGTGGCGCCGGGTGCGACGACGACGATCACGGCCAGGTTCGACGCCGCGGCATACAGCATCAGCGGCGTGCAGTTCGAGGCGGCCGACGACGGCGGCAACTCGCAAACGGCCAACGTCACGGTGACGCCGACCTATTACGCGCAGCGCGCCGACCTGGTGGTCGTCAACAGCAGCAACGTGCGCGTGCGCCTCTATCCGCTGCGCATTGTCGGCCAGCCGTTGACGGGCGGGCCGGAGATCGAGGAGCGGCGCACGTCGGAGGACGATGGCGGCAACGATGCCTATTTCGCCGCGCGCGGCGACCGGACGCTCTCCGTGCGCGGCAATGCCTACATCCAGACGCGTGCGCAGGCGGCGACGCTGGCGCAGTTCCTGCTCGACCGCTGCGAGTATCCGCGCATCACGGCGATTGTGGGCGGGGCGGCGGGCGATCCGGCGCTGCGTCTGGGCGACCGGGTGACGGTGGCCGATGCGCCGACCATGAGCGCCACGTTTACCGGCTACGTGACGGCGATTGGCTGGACGATGGATCGGGATGGATTCCGGCAGGACCTGGAGGTGCTCCAGGCGTCGCAGTTGTTCCCGAACGATGGTGAGTATTTCATTTTGGGCACGCACACGTTCTCCAGCAACAGGTATCTCTTCTACTGATGGCCCTGATCGATATCACTCCGCCAACGTTCGCCTCCGGGGAATTGCTCTCCGCGGCGAAACTGAATCAGTTGAGCGACGTGGCCAACGGCCTGAAAGGTGCCGCGCTGGCGCCGACCTCCATTTTCTGCCGGTCGGGCAATGACTCGATTTGGTATGCCAGGCGGCGCGGGCGGTATGTCTCGGTCGACTTCACGACGAGCGGGACGAGCTGCACGACGCGCATCCTGATCAACGGCGAGACGGAGTACAACGACGGCACGCTCTACCCGTCGGGGCACACCGAAGTATTCGACCTGGATGCCATCACGGCGCCGGTGGCGGAGGGCGATTTCTATGCGGTCGAGGTGCGCTTTACGGCGGTGTCGGCAACCCACGAGGTGACCGACATCCGCGAGACGGGGGCGGTCTCGGGCGGGTACTCGTCGATTGCCGTGTTCACGACATCGACGTCGGCGGTCAATTTCCTGGCGAAGCTGGCGGCGCTCTCGACCGGCTGCACGGCGCTGGCGGGTCCGGCGCGCACGCCGTCGGCGACCTGGCTGCGCATCACCGACAGCACGACCTTCACGATGCTGCGCAAACAGCAATATCTGTACGTCAATTACGTGGTGACGGGCAGCGGCTCGCAGGTGCGCATCCTGGTCAACGGGACGACGGTCAGCAATGACAGCACCGAGTATCCGTCGGGCGTGACGAAGACCATCGACCTGGCGGCCGTGAGCGGCGGGCCGGCGGTGTACGCATCGTACAGCCTGGAGATCCGGCGCGATGGCGGCACGCTGCTGGTGCAGTACGTGCTGGAGGGTCCGGCCGCGTCGGTGAACTACGCACCGGCGTGGGCGGAGGGCGAGCAGATCACGACGGCGGATGTGGGCAGCTTCAACGCCTACAAAACGGTGCTGGACGAGTGCTACGCCATCCTTGGCGATTACTACATTGCCCGGCCCAGCATCTACCGGCCCTATGATCATCCGCGCTGGGCATTCCACAAATCGAAGCGCTACCTCCACTACATGCGCAACGGCAGCAACCCGGCCACGTTGAGCGACCCGGCTGGCGTGCAGACGGACATCAGCCTGAGCCGCACGACGGACGAGACGCCGTTTGCGTCGTATGACCTGGACAGCATCGACTGGCTGGCGCCGGGCGGGCTGCTGCTGGCCTACGAGTGCGATGTGGTGTGGCTGGATGATGAGCCGTAGCAGGGGCGAGGGGCGAGGGGCGAGTTATGCCGAAGAATACCGCACAGCGGCGAATTGATAGCAGGCGGCAGAACCGGGCGACGACGATCTCGGGGGTGACGCTGTCGGGGTCGCCGGGGTCGGGCGGCAGCGCGGCGCTGGCTGGCGACGGCCTGAGCTATGATGGCGTCGCGCTGAACGTCGGCGCCGGGACGCTGCTCACGGTGGCGGCGGATGACATCGGCATTACGGCGGGGTCAACGTACCAGTTCGTCGGGACCGGTTCCGGCACGGCGGCAGCGTGGCAGAATCTATCGACGTTGGCGGGCGCAGGGCTGACGCACACGACGGGCGTGCTGGCGGTGGGTGCGGGCAACGGCATCACGGTCAACGCCGATGACGTGGCGCTTGCTTCCACCGTGGCGGGAAACGGGTTGACATTCAGCAGCGGTGTCATCAATGTTGCCGTAGCGAATACGGGCGGAACTGGGTTGACGGTTGAGGCAGATGCCGTGCGCCTGACCACGTACTCGGACAGAACCGGAAGCGCATCCGGCGTGCTGTATGCGGCATCGGGCAACCTGAAACTAACGACGCAGAACATTAGCAGCACGATAGGTTACACGTCGTTTACGTCAGGCTTTGCCGGGTCCGGTTGGCGCATTGACTATGGCGACACCGAGGCAAGCAAGGCATCGGCAACGTTTGACAACCTGACCGTGCGTGGGCGGATGCGGGTTTACGAACTCCTGATCCAGCAGATACGGGCAACCAACGGCAGCGCGCTGGTGTCGTCATCCTCCAAAGTCTTCACGGTAAGCGCCAGTAGTGACCCGCTGTGGACGGTCAACGGCTCGCAACTCACCTTCAATGGCAGCAATGCCACGCTGACCACCACGATTTACACCATCACGACGAGCGACAGCACGGAGGCGGGCGCAAGCCGCACGCACTATCACGGCTTCCTTGTCGGTGACTTGATTCGGGCGCAGCAGATGCTTTGGGATGGCTCCGGCTTTGCGGGCGTCATCCAGAGCGACCTGGAGGTGACGGGCGTCACGAATCTGTACAGCTACACGGGCGCACGGGTCAGCACGGCCAGCGATGCGCCGGCAGTCGGCTACGATTACGTCCGCATCGGCTCGGCCAGCGATGCCAACCGGCGGGGCGTGGTCTACCTGACCAGTGACGACGACAACGCACCATTCATCGACATCGTTGACGGCGTGGCGAGCCATGCGCAATGGAATACGGCGGGCAAGATTCGGGCGAGGCTGGGCCGGCTGGATGGCATCACGGATGCAGAGTGGGGTACACTCGACGGCTATGGGCTGTGGAGCGATAACGTCTATCTGACCGGCAACATTTACGCCACGGACGGCATCTTCAACGGCACGGTCTACGCAACCGATGGGATATTCTCCGGCACGGTGTACGCCAGTGCGGGCACGTTCACGGGTGCGATTACGGCGAACAGTGGGAGCATTGACGGATTCCTGATCATCGGGTCATCGGGCGGCATCTATCAGGGCAGCGGCACGGCGGCCAGTCCGACGACGGGACTAAAAATCTGGAACGATAGCGGCGTTGGGCGCATCGGTGGGTACAACTCCGGTACGCTGCAATGGTACGCCAGCACGGACGGCTATTTGTACGGCGGTGACGGCAGTACAAACCGATACCGGCTCGGCTCCGATTCGTTCCGGGGCATCATCTCGACAAGTGCGACCGAGTATCCGATTGTCTTTCTTGACACCATCACGGCATCGGACTGGACGGCAGAAAGCTTAACCGGCATTGTCGCTACATCGAAAGTGACGACGAGCGGCAGTGAGCAAGTCAATGCGTTCATCCGTTCCAGAGTGAAGGGCAGCACAGCACGCACGACTTACACGGCAAAGACGACGTTGATTGCGCACGTGGACAACGGCTCCGGTGGATGGAATCAATCGGCGCTGGAAGTCGTCACGGTGCGCAATGGCGGCGCTCGTTATATGGCGTATGCGGGCGATTACTTTTACATCGATGGCTATATTTGGTTTAAGCCGATAACGGCACCAGGTACACCGGCAATCGGCGTCGTGCTGTACTGCGACACTAGCGACGGGCGACTGAAGGCAAAGAACACGGCAGGCACCGTGACTAATATCACGTAGGGGGAATTATGAGTGACAAAGTACGATTTTCCAGAGAGGCGCAAGAGGCGGCAAGCGTGTTTTCCAAGCTGTCTGACACAGTGGCGGCATTGCAATCCGTCTACTTCGACCGGGCGTACAATTCCGGCGGCGCTGACGAACTGACCGACGCCGATGTCGAGGCGCTGGGCATCACGGCGGCAGATGTGGTCGGCATGATTACGTTTGCCGGTGCGCTGGAAACGTTCATGGCGGCGAATCGTGGCTACCTGAGCAAGATGAGAAACGATTTGTAGGAGGCACTATGGCAACAATCAACGGGCTGACGACGCTGGCCATCACGGATATAACATCGTCGGATGTGTTTCCGATTTACGATGCCAGCACGACGACCGACAAGAAGGCGGTGCTGTTTGCGACTAGCACATGGACTCCGGTACTGACGTTCGGCGGCGCATCGACGGGCATCACCTATGGCACGCAGTCTGGTAAGTATTTCCGAATCGGGCTATTGATGTACGTTGAATTCTCAATCATCCTGACCAGCAAGGGCAGCGCCACGGGTGCGGCGGTGATAACCGGACTTCCGTACACGTCAGTATCTACCGCTTCTGGTATGGCGGTGCGCTTCTATTCCGGCATGGCCAGCATTGTCGGCACGCCATTCGGCTACATCGGAAGCACAACGGTTGGTTTGGCGCAGATGGGGTCAACGGCTGCGGCGAACCTAACAGATGCTAATTTCGGCAACACAACCCGGCTCGATATGTGGGGGATGTACTACGCATGAGCGAACGAATCGACGCACCACAGCGGGTCATGGACGCCATGCGGCGGGCGCAAGAGGCAATGGAGCGCATCCAGATGGAGGCGCAGGCGATCCAGTTCGGTGCAATGGCGGCGCTGGATGTGCCGGACGACTGGCAGTGGGATGGCAGCGGGTGGAAAGCACCGGACAACGAAAAGCCCGCCGAGTAGTGGCGGGCTGTAGTTGCCTACTGCTATCGTGCTATCGCCCAGTTTAGGTGGCGTGACGGGGCATAGCGTGGGCGTCAGTGTGGTTGGCTAGGCGGCGCGCGAGATGCTCGACGTGCCGGCCGGGTGGGAGTTGGCGAATACGGGTGTGGGGTTTGTGGCGCCGGCGCAGGGCGAGCCGAGTGCGGAGGAGTGAGGTTAGGATAAATTCGACTGGTCCGTTATCTGGCGTCGTCGCTCTGTCTACTCCAACCCCAGACCCGGCTGCACCGGCTTGTCCGGCTCTTCCTTCTGTGCCTGCTTGAAGGTGACGGCGGCCGGCGGTCTGTCCAGCCGTTCGACGCCGGCGAGCAGCCCCTCCACCGTGAGGATTTGCAGGCGTGGGTAGTCTCGGCCCCAGCCGGGCGAGGTGTAGTAGTCGTCAGGAGTGGGAAGACAAAAGAGAGCCACGAAGACGCTAAGGCGCTAAGGGGGCACAAAGGGAAGAATGGACAATTGTTAATGGGTGATTGCTGATTGTTGATTGGGGATGAAGAGGGCGCCCGATCCGGTGTGGATCGGGCGCCTTGTTATTGGGGCAAGCCGAGGACGACGATGATGAGGAGGAGCCAGCCGGCGATGGCGATGAGGGTGAGCCAGAAGTCGTCGCTGTCGGCGTCGAGCCATTCGCTGATGATCCATTTGCCCCGGCCGGGCTTGCCGCGCTTGCTCATCAGTCGAGCCAGCGGATGTCATCGCTGGGGGCGGCGGGCTGGTGGTCGTCGGCGCCCATGGCCCAGGTGGGTGCCTGGGCTTGCTGGCGCTGGCTGTCGATGAGTTGGCGGTGCTGCTGCTGGGCGATCTGGTTGGCCAGGGTGAGCACGCGGCTGTCGACGGTGTTGCCGCTGCGCATGACGTTGGTGATGCCGCCGGCGACCTGGCGGGCGACTTCGCCGTAGTCATCCGCGCGCTGGAATGCAATGAGCCCGGAGAGGACGTTGTCGTGGTGCTGCATGGCCATGCGGCCGTAGATGGCAGCGGTGACGATGCTCATGACGTAGATGATGCCGATGACGGCAGCTACGCCGGCGGCGATGAGGAGGATGCGCACGCCATCACCGCCGAAGTAGCGGTCGACGGCCCAGATGAGGGCGGCGAGGCCGGCAAGGATGACCAGGACGATCATGAGGGTTGCCCAGCGCTGGCTGGTGCGCAGAGCGTTGATTTCGTGTTGCAGGTTGATGTCGTCGTGTTTCATGTCAATCTCCCCAGATCAGTTGTTTGATGGTGGCCAGCCAACCGCTGCGCACGGGCGGCGGGGCGGTTGGTGTGCGCTGCCAGGTTTGGGCGCCGGGCAGCATGCGGTTGCGGCCGGACTGGCCAATGCCGATGATGGCGTCGAAGGCGTGGAAGATGCGGTCGGTCAGGCCGTGGCGCTTGACGGTGCGGCTGCCGCCCGTCGGCCGGCTGGCGCCGGTGGCCCGCGCTTTCTCCAGCAGGCGCTGGTTGGCGGGGTTGATGAGGGGGACGGTAAGGGCGTAGCCGGCGCGCAGGAGGAGGTACTCGGCCCAGGCTGCCTGGTGGGCGGGGACAGAGAAGCCGACTTCGTCGCCCGATTTCTGCGGGATGACGCGGTGGTTGACACTCACGCCGTACTTCTCGACGAGGTGCTCGGCATCCATGCCGGCACGGTGGTCCCAGATCCAGAGGAATTGGTGCATGTTTGGTTGCTCCGGTGGTATGTGTTGGGCCGGTGGCGGTTCGGTGGACGATGTGGACGGGGTGGACGGCATCAGCGCGATGCTGATGCCGTCCAGCGGGTTGGCGATAGGGTGGCGGTGGTAGTTGGTCATCGTGCACCGATCCGGATGATTTTGGCCGGGGCCGGTGCGGGTTCCGGCGCGGCGAGGGCTTCGGTGATCCAGCGGTGGGTGTCGCTGGATTTACTGCCGTAGACGGCGAGGATGGTGGCGTTGAGGGAGGGCAGCGTGGTGCGCAGTTGGCGGATGGCGGCGGCCTCCTCGGGCGTTGGTTCGCGGCGGGGTAGGGGGAATTCGACCGGTGCGGCCGCACTGGTGCGCACCGGTGCGGCCTCTGGATTCTGCGGCGGTGCGGGCGGGGAAATGGCCGGTGCACCGGTGCGCACCGGTGCAGGCCATTTGTCGGCGATGGCGCGCACGAGGCTGGCGACGGCGGTGTCGTCGAGCCAATATGCCTGGATGCGCAGGGTGTCCGGGCCGCTGATGGCGAGGAAGGCGCCGTTGCCGGGCAGCCGTTCGGCGCCAGTGCCGGGACGGTCGGCGGCGGCTTCGGCCTGGCGGGCGCCGACGACCTGGCCGACAAGGCGCAACGGGAAGTTGGCCTTGACGACGCTGCCGATGTCGCCGGCTTTGGGGTGCTGGGTGGCGGCGATGACGTGGATGCCGAGAGAGCGGCCGAGGGAGAGGATGGAGGAGAGGCGGTCGACGATGCCAGGCAGGCGGGCGAGCTCGCGCAGTTCGTCGATGGCGAGGAGCAGCTTGGGGCTGTTGATCTGGCGCTCGATGCGGCGGCGTAGTTCGATCTCTACGCTGCGCACGGCAGCGGCGGCATCGTGGTCGAGGACGGCGAATTGGGTGACGTGGGGCAGGCTGGCGAGGGCGGCCAGGTCGCTGTTTTTCATGTCGACGAGGACCATGGCGAGTTCGTCCGGGGCGGTGTTGAGGGCGAGGGAGAGCAATAGCATGCGGGCGAGCGTGCTTTTGCCGCTGCCGGTGGTGCCGGCGATGAGGGTGTGGGGCTGGTCGTCGAGGCGGACGAGGAGGTCGGCGGAGGGCTGGGCGCTGTAGTTGCGGCCGGCGAGCATGGTATAGCGCGGGCGGCGCAGGGTGGCGGCGCGCCAGTCGAGCGGCTGGGGGGCGGGATGGGGAACTTCGAGGGCGAGGGGCAGGCGGCGCAGGCGGACGGGGGTGGGGCGGCCGCGCTGGGCGCTGATTTGTTCGGCGAGTTCGGGGAGACGGCGCTCGATGGCGTCGATTGGCTGGCTGCGGCCGGTGTGCAGGCCGTAGGCAATGTAGGAGGTGCCGGCGACGACGGTCCAGCCGGGACGGGTGCCGGCGTCGATGGCGAAGGCGGCGAGGGTGCGGTTGATGAGGTTGATCTCAGTGTGTAGTTGGGATGCGATGGTCATTGGTGGCTCCGGTTGTTTTGCGTGATGCGTGATGCGTGATGCGGTCCGGCGAGCTGGCGGCGCTGGGCGGCGGCGTAGGCGGGACGGACAAGGACGGCCCAGTCGTCCGGGACCAGGTTGCCCCACGAGCGCGCCTCGTCGACGGTGATGCGCAGCCAGTCGGCCGCGTTCCAGTAGGCGGTATAGCCATCGTTACCGATCCAGCCGTGGCCGATCTCGCGGCTGACGAGGCGGCCCTTGGCGGTATTGAAGAGCGTGATGTTGACGTCGTCGCCGGTCATGTCGACGGGTGCGGCGTTGGCGTGGACGGTATGGACGGGCGTGGACTGTGGGGCGGCCGGCCACTCCTCGCGCTCGCCGCGGATGGCAAAGCGGCGCTCGGGCACCGTGGGCGGCGGGGTGTAGCGTTCGTAGCGCTCCTCGATGCGTTCGTAGCGTTCGACTGGGCGGCCGGCGTGGACGTTGACGTTGTAGAGATCATAGCGGCCGTCGGGGTAGAGGTCGATCTCGGTGTTGGTGGCGTCGGCGATGGCCTGGGCCATGTCGCGCAGGCCGCGCTCGTAGTCGCCCCGTGCGCCGGCGCGGATGCTCTGGCGGAAAAGGTTGTCGATCAGGTTGGCGAGGTCGCCGTTGGTCCAGACGCTGCTGGCGGCCATTTGGTGGTTGCTGCCTCGGAAGGTTGCCATGTCGTTGCTCCGTTCAATAGATGCGGGCATTGCTCGTGGTGCAATGCCCGCTGGTAGAATGCAGGTGTGGGCGCCACGATCGCCCACGTTGGCCCCTGGCGGTGCTGTCGACACTGCCAGGGGTTTTGTTTTGGTCTATTGGCCGGTGCGCCTCCTGATGTTGTGGTCGACGATCCAGTAGTTCTTGGCGAGGAGCTGGCGGGTTCGTTCGGCGTGCAGGGCCTGCAGGTGGGCGTTGCGCTCGCGCAGAGTGTCCCGTTCTGAGCGGATGGCGGCGATCTGGTCGGCAAGCGCTTTGGCGGTTTCCTGGTAAAAGTCGGCCCAGCTATCTGCCTCTTCGGCCCGGATGCGGTGGGCGATGGTCTGCATGTGTTCCTGCCAGGCGTAGATGGCGAGGCCGGCAGCCGCGATGGCGAGGAGGATGCAGCCGAGGGCGAGCACGTCGGTGTCGGTAATCATCGCAGGGTCTTGCCTCCCATGTGATGGATGGCGCAGGCGCCCAGTAAGCGACGGGCGGTGCGCTGGTCGAATTGGTTGATGAGCATGTCGGGCGCCAGGTTGGTGGTGACGAAGATCGGCATGTTGCGGGATGTCCGGTAATCGACGATGCGGAAGAGGACGTCACGCGCGTAGTCGGTGGCGGCTTTCTGCGCCGACGGGTCGCCCAGGTCGTCGAGGAAGAGGTAGCGCACGCTCTGGCATGCTTCCATGCGCGCGTCGACCTGGCCATCCTCGAAGCGGCGCATGTCGGCCATGAGCTGGTTGTACTGGAGCCACAGGCCGGAGGCGCCACGCCGTACCAGGTCGGTGAAGAGCGGGCTGAGGCTGCCGGTTTTGCCGCTGCCTGATGGTCCCCAGAGCAGCAGGCCGGGGCGCTGCTCGCCGGCTTGCAGGGCGTGGCCGTGCTGCTGGTAGTGGCGCAGGGCCTGGACGGCGTCACGCTTGCCAGGGTCGGCGCCGACGAGCTGCTCGAAGCCGCTGAGTGTGTAGGCAGCGTATTTGGCGGGTATTCCGGCGTTGGCGAATATGGTCTCGTTGCGGCGTTCGGCCAGTTTGGCGGGCAGGGCAGCCAGGGTGTCGTGGTATTGCTGCTCGTTGTCGTGGGTGGCGCCGAGCCAGTCGGCCAGGTTCTCACCGGCGGCGCAGTTGCACGGGCGCAGCTCGCCGGCGTGGTATTGCGCCAGGCGCTCCTGGTAGAGTGGGCGGTCGTTGCGCAGGGCCGGGATCGGGTATCGAATGCCGAAGCGGCAACGGTCGCAGCCTTGCGCCCAGAATTGGTCACGGGGGACGGTGTAGGTGGCGGCTTCCATGGTGGCGGTCATGCTGCCTCCTGATAACTGAAGAGCGGCGATTGAGTGATGATCGTGTTTGGTTTGATCCAAAGCACTTCCGTGCGGTCGCGGGCGCCGTCGCCGTGGGTGCTGCGCTCGATGCGCTGCCAGTCGGCGTACAGTTCCCGATCGTAGAGTTCGCACGCGTACCCACTGATGACGACCATGCCGGCGCAGGCGTGCAGGGCGGTGGCCAGGGTGCGGTGGTCGTCGTCGGTCATCTCGTGGGCGTACCAGGCATCTGTGCCACGAGTCGACAGCGGATAGGGCGGGTCCACGTAGAAGAGCGCCGTCGGGTCGTCATAGGTGGCGATCACGTCGATGGCGGGACGGTTCTCGATGGTGACGCCGCGCAGGCGCTCGACGGCTTCGGCCAGAACGGGCGGGTAGTGTCGCCAATCGTTCGCCGCAGCGGTCCCAGTGCGGCGAAAGCCGGTGCGGAATCCGGTACGGCCGCCGGCAGCGGAGAAGGCGCCAAAGCCGAGATAGGCACGCACCAGCGTGCGGCGGGCCTGCTCGATGGGGTCACCGTCGGCGATATAGGCATCCTCGAACTCCTGGCGGCTGTAGGGCGTCAGGGTGACGATGCGGATCAGCTCCCGGGCCTGCGTGGGGTTGCGCAGCACGCGAAAGAGGTTGACCACTTCGCCGTATAGGTCGTTGTACACCTCGCTGTAGGTGCGGGGCTTGCGCAGCAGGACGGAGGCGGCGCCGCCAAACGGCTCGACGTAGATGCGATGTTTCGGAAAGTGGCTGATGATCCACGGGGCGAGGTTCCATTTCCCGCCGTGGTAGCGCAGGACAGGACGGTTCATGGTCAATCTCCCAAACCGGCGGGGCGGCTGAGTTCGGCGATCCATTCGTCCCAGGACTGCTGCCAGACGGGGTCGGCGCCCGGCGTGGCAGGTGCGGCAGGCGTGGGGCGTTGGGCGGCGGCTGGCGGGCGCTGGCGGTCCTCCAGGCGTTCGGGATGGTCGTAGAGGTCGAGCATGCCGGCGATGTTGGTGGGCGACCAGCCACGGCCGCACCAGAGCGCCAGGACGGCACGCCAGCGGTGGAGGTCGTCGATGCCATGGCCCATGATGAGCGCCATCTGCGGCTTGGATGGGTAGCGCAGGAAGGCGTCGCGGTACATGGCGATTGGCGGTTGTGCCGTCAGCGATTTGACGGTTGGTGTGGTGGGCGGTGTGGACTGTGGCGCTTCGTACCATGTGGGCGGGTCGGCGGCGGCGGGCTGCGCCGGCACGGCGCCTTCTTCTTCTTCTAACTGTTCAGTATTTACTTGTTCAGTATTTACTATATGGCTCGGTTTTCCGCGGACGGTTAAACCGTGCCCGGTTTTTCCGGCCATGGTGGATCGCTGTGATCCAGGTGGATCGCTGTGATCCACCTCGGCGGGCTGTTCGGGCTGCGTTTCCTCTGCCGGTTCCGCCTCATTGGCGGGCTGCGGTTCGTCGAAGATCATGCTCTCCCAGGCGAATGTGCCGTCTGGCTGGCGGGTGCGTGTGCGGCGCAGGTAACCGGCGCTTTCGAGTTCGGTCAGGGCGCTGGCGACGGCGCTGCGGCCGTCCGGGCCTTGTTCAGCCAGGTGGCGCTCGCTGACTTGCCATCGGTCAGGCTTGGAGAGGACGAAAACCAGGATGCCCTTGGCACGGAATGACAGGCGGGTATCCTCCAGGGCGGCATTGCTGACGACGGTAAATTTCTCTTTGCGTTCGGCTCGAATGATCATGCTAACGTTCCATCCATCGTAGTTCGACCCGGTGAAAGGTGACCGGGCGATTGGTTTTTGGGTTGATCCAGCGGTGGTCGCTGTAGTGCGCTTCGGCGGCGGCTGGGACGTGGAAGGCGGCACGGGCGCGGTCGACGTCCTCCTCGCTGGGGTAGGCATCCTCACGCGCCAGGGCGAGGCGGGTGGTGCCGTCCTCCAGACGCTGGTAGACGATGCGCAGGCCGGCGGGCAGGCTGCGCTGTGCCCAGCCGGGGCGGTGGCCGACGAGGGTGCGCAGGTCGTCGGCGATGGTGGCGAGTTTGGGTGCGGTCATGGGGTTGGCTCCTGGTCGAATAAGCTGTTGTTATGCGTACTGGGGGTTTCGTCCCACATCCGCCCATCCAGCACCCGGCCGGCCGCTTTTTTTCCGACCCTCACCATCTCCGGCTCAAACTGCCACTCACCGCCGGCCGGCGGAGCCCACTCGCCCCACTGCTTGAAGAAGAACGGCACGTTGGCGTCCTCACAGTCGGCCTGTACCTGACGCACCCAATCCGGCAACATCCACCGCGCGTGCGGCCCGGATTCCCCGCCCACAATGACCCAATCGATCCGACTGTCGCCGGCGAGAATGCCGTGTGAGGGATGGCTGATGTCCGGCATGAGCCATTCGACCAGGTCCACCGGCCCCAACAGCGGCTCGCACGACAGAAACCGCACCGGCGCCGGCACATCCAGCAGCAGCGGAATCCGCTTGTCGGCCTGCTCCTGATTCTCCACCGACGTCCCGATCCACACATGCGGATTGCGCTCGAAGAAACTCTGCACACTCCGGCCGGCCGCCTGCTCGATCAACCGCGTCACATTCTCCGGTCGCTTCGTCAGCAACAACCAGTCCAGAGAATGCGTTAGCTCGATCAACTCCAGCAGCGAGACCCGCCACCCGTTCACCTCGTGCCGATCCTCAAACACATCCGCCAGGCTCGCGCAGAACACACGAGCACGCTTCCCCGTCGCCTTCGCCTTGCGCGCCCAGCCCAGCGGCTTCCGCCAGTTCGCGGCGCTCGTCTGCACCCGATGCGCCGTGGGTCCCCACTCCGCCTTCCCAAAGCGCCCCGCCAGCGCCTCCGCATAACAGTGCTGGCAGCCCGGACTCACCTTCGTGCACCCGATCCATGGATTGAACGTGTGATCCGTCCACTCAATCTTGCTGTTTTCCATCAGTTCACCTCGTGGATCTGCCATGTCTGGGTGCGGGTCTCGAAGGCGCCCGACAGTTCCGACTCGTTGTCCATGAGCAGGCGGCTGTAGAAGGGGGCGTAGTTGTTGTTGAGCTTGAATGTCGAGGCGGCGTCGGTGGTGGTCATGGCGTGCTGCCAGCGGAGCACCTCGAAGAGCATCTTGATGCCGATCTTGCGCTGGCCGCGGCGGACCATGGCCAGGGCGTGGCGGCGCAGGGCCTGGTAGACGTGCGGGTTGGCGCTGTGGAAGGCGGCGAATTGCTCTTCCAGGGTGGCGCCGCGCGCATGGTTGGCGGGTGCGGTGGGTGCGATGGGGGTGAAGATGTCGAGTTGTTGCATGGGGTCACCATACCTTCGTGGCAATGCGCTCAAACTCGGCCAGCGGCACGAGCACGCCGTGGGTGCGATAGCCATCGTTCTGCGCGTACGTGGTGCGATATTGACGCTGCCAGCGGGGCAGCTCGGCGCGCAGCCGGCCCATGGCGATCAGATAGATGGTCTCCGGCTCCGTTACCAGGTAGGCCAGCAGCATGGCGGTGCTGGCTACGGCCCAGCCGGGCTTCTGTGTCGTGTCCACGCTGATGGTCTCGACAAATGCGTTGCCCGTGCGCCCAGCCTTCTCGTCGGCCTTGTACTCGACGGTGGTGATCCTGCCGTCTTTCAGGTGCCAGATGCGGTCAATGCCGGCTCCCTGCTGCATGCGCGTTGCCGGCATGATCAGTGCGATGTCCAGTGCCTGCTCGAAGTGCTCATCCAGGCGGCGCTCGTATGCCTCCCCAATGAACAACTGTTCGTGAAATGCGTACTGTTTGGTCACATTACCCTCCGCATGAGTGTGCCGAACTGTTTGAACTCTGCGATGAATGCGGCGCCGTTGGGGCCGATGTAGAAGATGGCCTGTCCCTGCCGGGCGCCGACGTTGCTGTGATCGTGGCGCCAGAATTGCAGGCGGCGTCCGGGAAAGCAGACGACGGTGCTGCGGGCGAGCAGGGACTGGAACCAGGCGGTCTCGGTGGCGTTGTTGACGAGCACGATGGCCTGCTTGACGAAGACGCCGTCGACCTCGCGCAGCAGCTTGTCGATCCATGTCTGGCTGTTGCTGTAGGGCGGGTTGAGCCAGACGTTCTCGCGCAGCCACTTGGCGCCAAGCCCGTTGTCCATCTTGGTCAGATAGACGTCGGCCTGGACGATGGTTTGCGCCATCTCGCAGGTGGCAGGGTCCAGGTCGATGCTGCCCATAGTGCGGCGGGCAGCATCGATGTACTCGGCGGGCGTGTACCACTCGTCGCTGTCGTAGTCGTCGCGCTGCGAGACGGGGACGAACTCGGTTGTCGGTTCGTCGGCGTCGAACTCGATGACCTGCACGGTTGCGGCTGCGGCTGTGGTGCTCACGTCGATGTCGATGGCGTGCGCAACTGTCTCGTTACGGCGACGTTCAGCGGCCGCCTGCTTGATGGCAAATTTCAGATCGGATTCGTACCAGGGGCGGTTGAAGTTCTTGTGCAGCCAGGTGGTGAGCTGTTGCCAGAATGTGCCGTTCGTATGGCTAGGGTTTTCTGGCCATTCACCAGACCACTCTTCGTCTGCCCATGTATCGACGATTTCCCGAAGATCGTCAGCCCAGAGCCGGTCTCGTTGCGGCTTGGCGTCGTAAGATGGCCAGCCGTTGATCTCTGCCATCATGCGGCGGTCGTTATCCCGGATGCGCTGGCGGCGCTCTTCGTCGGTTTCGACGGGCTTGGCGCCAATGTTGGCGGTCTGCATGGTGGTCGGTTCGCCGGTTTTTGGGTGGATATACTGCGTTTCGTGCGCAGTATCGATTCCGAGATCCTTCTTCACTTCTCGCACGAATGACTCTGACACATTGCAGCGGCGGCCGATCTCTCGGTTGCTCCAGTTGCGCCAGTCGTCGTCACGCAGGAGGGTCTCAACGGAGCGCCGCTTGTCGGCATTGGTGCGGCGCAGGCCGTGGCTGGCGTTGGCGCCGGCGGCGTGCAGGATGGCATCGCGGCGCGTGCCGCTGCGCACGTCGGCGGGCACGTTGGCCGGCTGGTCCAGGTTGGCCGCGGCGAGGCGGTATGCCTCCACGCGGTGGAATCCATCGGCGAGCCAGTAGTGCGTGCCGTCGTAGTAGACGACCACGGCGGGGAAGTCTCCCCAGCCGATGGGCTGCATGGCGTCCAGGTATTCCTGGACGGTGTCAGCGTCGAGCGTGGCGCGCATCTGGGTGCCGCCATCGGTTTTGATGCGCTCGAGCGGGATGGTTGTCCGCTCGCTGGTGTTGATCAGTTGGCTCAACATGGTTACTCCTGCGCCAGCTTGGCCAGCAGGGCGCTGGCGATGGGTTCGTAGGCGGTATAGATGCGCTTGTCGGCATCGACGCCGACGGCGTGCGGAATGGCGCCCAGCAGGCCGGCCTGGGCGTTCAATGCTTCGTAATAGTCCTGTGCCTTGCTGCGCGGGCTGCGCATGGTGAGGACGGCGCCCAGCGGCGTGATCTGTTTGTTCAGCACGCTGGCGACTTCGGCGATCATGCGCTCCATGCGCTGGCGGCCGTCCCAACTCTCTTCGCTGGCGGTGACCGGGATCAGGGTGTGCGTGCATGCGGCCAGGGCGTTGATCATGATGATGCCGGCGGAAGGTGGGCAGTCGAGCAGGACGTAGTCGTAGGGTTCGACGTGACGCAGGACGCGCGCCAGGAAGGCATGATTGGGGCTGGATGCCTGCATCTTGGCGGCGACCCACGACAGGCGGTGATCGGCCGGGATGTAGTCGAGGATGGGCGTGTAGTGGTAGACGGTGGTCGGCGCGCCGTCGAGGGCATCGGCGATGGTGGGCTGCGTCTCAATGGGGCTGCCGATACTAGCGGCCTGGTGCGCCAGGCGGTTGGTCAATGTGGCCTGGTCGTCGAGATCCACGAGCAGGACGCGGCGCAGGTTGCCGGCGTCGTCGGCGTTGAGGGCTTGCGCAAGGTGCCAGGCAGTGGTGGTCTTGCCGCTGCCGCCCTTGTGGTTACAGATGGCGATGATTGGGGTCGGTGATGTGACGGTGATTGAGACATTCATGGTTGTGTGCTTCCTGTACAGGTAAGGGTTTGTTATCTGTACTGCGGTCAGCGGCTGTACAACTTGGTCGAAAAGTCGATGCCGCTGCCACGGTCGGAAATTTCGTTCAGCGTGTGTGCGATGTCTTCCAGCGCAACGGCGATCCGGGTCAGGGCATCGGGCTGGGCCGGCTGGGCCGGTGTCGACGTGGCGGCGGCAATGATGCTATCAACGATTTCGTCGACTTCGCTCTGATTGTCACCGTCCCAGCGGTAGCCGGCGGCGTCGAATCCAAACTTCAAATAGTGCTGTAGCAGGCTGGTGGCCCGCTGCTTGTCGGTGGTCATGGTGTGCTCCTGTAAATCAATCATTTGTCCGATAACTGCTGACATGGCCATTACGTCGTGATAAACTGGAGGATGTAACGCGCTCAACGTTGCCATCCTCCAGGTGGGGGCGATCCGTGCCGTCTGGGGTTCCCACACAATTCCCGGCGGTTAACCTGGAGGTCCTCATGCTCACCTTCTCTGAGGCGGTGCGTCTGCATCGCCAGCACCTGCGTGCGAGACGACGATCTGACAAAACTGTGTCTTGGTACGGCGAGCAGTTCGCCACATTCGACCGCTGGCGGGTAGAGCGCGGGATGCCGGATGCGCTCCCGGATGCCGATGCGCTCGATGCGTACATCGCCGATCAGCATCTGGCGGGGCATCGACCATCAACCGTTCATGCGCGCTTTAGGTCGCTGCGTGCTCTGTGCAATTGGTTGCAGCGGCGCAAGAAACTCGATGCGGCTGACAATCCGTTTTCCCTGCTGGCGCCGGAAGATGCGCCGGCGGTTCCGCAGGAGATCCGGCGCCACGTTTCGGTGGCGGAGGTGGATCGTCTGCTGGCGGTGACGGCGGGCCGGTCGTGGCTGGATGCGCGCGACCGGCTGATCGTGCTCCTGCTGTTCTTTAGCGGATTGCGGGTTAGCGAGCTGTGCGGCCTGGACGTGAGCGACGTTGACAGCGTGCGCTGCGAGGTGCTGGTGCGCTGGCAGCATGCGAAGGGCGAGAAGAGCCGGGTTGTGCCGTGTGTCGAGGATGTGCGGCCGGCCTTGTCGTCGTACCTGTACAGCCGGCCAGCGCATGATGCTGCGTTGCTGCTGGCGTCGGATGGCTATGCTGGCGTGACGGGTAGGTTAACGCGTGAGGGTGTGCGGCAGATGCTCATTCGACGGTGCCAGGCGGCGGGGATCGAATACTACAATCCGCATGCGTTCCGGCACGGGTTTGCGATGTGGCTGCTCAACTCGGGCGCCCGGCTGTCAACGGTGTCGACGGCGATGGGCCACAGTGACACGGCGATCACGTCGAAAGTGTACGCTCACACGACCACGGTGACGGTGCGTCGCGAGTACGAGGAGGCTCTGCGATTGGTGCGGAAACCCTGAACACATGATTCGGAGTCATGTGTTGTTCAGAGAGAAAAACAATCAAATAGATTTGACTTATGCCAGTTGGCTGGCCTGATGCCGTTACTCTGGATCAGGCAGTTGGGGTTCGAATCCCTGTCCCCCAGCCACTCCTTTTCAATCGGTAATTATTCGGTTGTAAAGGTGCTCGATTGGGTTGCCGCTCCGTTCAGTTTCCACGCCGGGCGGGGCGGCAGCCGCTCTATCACTTTCGGGTGAATTCCTGGGCTAAGTCCTCATCGAACTTATACCCATGCTGCTGGGCAAACTGCCGCAAATCATCGATCTCGACCCATATCTGCCGATTCAAACCCTGGCGGCGGCCTCGGAGAAGACCATCGTCTACGCGGCGGTGAATCGTGCCATAGGAAGTGCCGATGATTGCCGCAGCCTGCGTCGACGTGACTTCAGGCATTCGGTTCCCCTTCGGTGTATAAAGCGTGTAAAGCATGTCAAGAGAATAGCACGGTTATTCTACGGGTGTCAAGACCCTAATGCCACCAGTTTTCGGGCAAAATGCGCCCGATCCGGCGTGTCGCCTTACGGCGGCGCTAATTCGTGCTGTGTGTTGTATGATGACTAAGATCGTTCCTGCCCGAAAAGGAGAGTCTATGTCCCGCATTTCGGTTTTTCTCATCGTGGTGGTGCTGGGCGTCGTGTGCCTGGCATCGACGGCGCGCGCCGAGCGCACCTACAGCGTGCGGTATCGTGTGGTTGGCGCGCATTTCGACGTGACCTACGCCAACGCAACCGGCGCCACGGAGCAACAGGATCAGCAGGTGCGGCGCTTCGAGCGTGAGTTCGACGTGCCGGCCGGGGCGTTTCTGTACCTGTCGGCGCAGAACAATGACGAGGATGGCGGTGTGCGCTGCCTTATTGACATCGACGGCGAGCGGGTCCAATATGCCGCATCGCAAGGTGACTATGTGATCGCTTCCTGTTCTGCGTCGGTGCCGGATTAGACTGCCGGCAGCCATCGAAACCCGCTGATTGTGGATCAGCGGGTTTTTTGATCCACCGCGGGAATTGCCCCAAACCTAACGATTACGCTAATAGAACCAATGTACTCTACGATATTCAATGATTCGATGTAAGGTCATTGAACCTAGAACGAACGTGCGCTATACTCTGGTGTAGGATGTCCGTAGATACGACATTTCCCGAGCTCGATTCGCGAGTGCGCGACCTGGAACGGCAACTGTACGCAGTCGAGGCCACCATGCAAGCGGAAGGCGGCAGCGGCGCATCTACGGTCTACATTGCAGAACGGTATCGCGCTGAGATTGCAGAGATCAAGTTCTTGCTACGTTACTACCAACGGTCAACCAATGGAGCATTGAGCCGCCGGCAATGGTCTCTCGTCGCCGGCTCCTTGGCGATCTCATGTGCGCTTCTGATTCTCTTGATGCTCCAGAGGTGGCCATGATGACGATTGACGAGTTTGTCCGCACGTTCTGTTATTTCCTCCTGTTCCCCGCCTTCCTCTACATCGGTCTAATCGCCTGGAATCGCCGGCAGCGGCTGGTCGCAGTGACCTATGTCGCGCTGTCGATGTTCTTCGCCCTGGTCATGGTAGGCATGCTGTTGCGTCACTATTACGCACCAATCCCGATCCTGCTGTACAGCAACACGGCGCTCATCATCGGGCTGACGCTGGCGGTGACCTGGCGGGCCACTGTGTTGATGATGGACGCGCTGCGCTCGCGCGTGTCCGAGTTTGTCATTCTACGAGAGGTGGATCTATGAAGGCTGACTTCTTACCGGGCGTCGTGTGGGTCGTGCTGATTCTGGCGCTCATTCCGGGCGTGCAGGCTGTGCTCGAGCAGTTCTTCCCGAGCACCGAGTATTGGTACAGCGCGCTGATCGTGGCTGTGCTGGGCGCGATTGCCAAGGCCATCGAGGTGTGGGCGCGCCAGCAGGGCATGCAGATTGAGATCGACCAGAGCGGGGTGCTGCCTGCGAGTGATGCGGCGCCCATCCTGATCGAGATGGAAGCGCCGAGCAAGCTGCGGCGCTGGCTTCTGGGCTGATATTACCTCTTCTCTTTGTGGTGCACGGTTGGCTGCGGGGAGAGGGCGAATCCGGCTCGCCCTTTCCCCACGGCACAGGGGACACAATGGACCAATACCCGGATTGGGTGTCGATGATCAATCTCAATTTGTCAGATCATGAGGCGAGGTTGCAGATGATCGAGACTGCGATCAAAGCGGGCGATGTCGATCTGGATGATGACGATCACGGGTGGGCGGGCGATACGCTGCGCCAGGTGCAACAGTACGACCTGCGCACGAGCAGCGACCGCCAGGCCGCACGGATGGACAATCACGACCAGCGGCTGCGGGCGATCGAGCATCGGCTGTTGTTGATGGAAGTTGACGCCAGGGAAAGAGCCGAAATGATGGTGCAGCGCATGGATCAGCTAGAGCGCGGCCTGGTGCGGTCGATCGAGCTGACGGGACAGTTTGGCGAATATCTTTCGGAGTTACGCAATGCCATCAAGGGCGCCAGCGGCGTGTAGGCGGCCGGGCTGCGCTGGGCTTGTGCAGGCTGGCGTGTGCAGCGTATGCGGCCCGTTGCGGCGTGCGTCCGCTGCCGAGCATGACGAGCAGCGTGGCAGTAGTCGCCAACGTGGATACGATACGCGTTGGGAGAAGGTGCGGCGCATGCACCTTGCCAGCGAGCCATTGTGCCGGATGTGCAGCCACGCCGGGCGCGTGACGCCTGCCGTGTTGGTCGACCACATTCAGCCGATCAACGATGGCGGCGCCGTGCTGGATGACGGCAATCTACAATCACTGTGCAGGCGGTGTCATGACGTGAAGACGGCGGAGGATGTACGGAAGCGGGGAGCGAATGGGTAGCGTGGGAAATGTGAACCGCTCGAGAGATATGGTAGAATGGATGTGCTATCAACCATTGTCCATACTCTGGAGCGGCCTATGTATTCTACACCAGATTCCCCAATCGTTAAACACTGCGAGCAATGCGGCGCAGAGTTCACCCACGGCAATTCACAACGAAAATACTGCAATGGCTGTTACAGGCGTCGAGGTCGGCAGCTTGCTCAGCGTACATGCTGCGATTGTGGCAAGCGGTACGAAGTTGTTGTTTCCAGTTCCCGCAGGGCTGCATCACCTGGCCGTCCGACACGGTGCTCGGACTGCCGAGTCTTGCGCGGCGAAAAGGAACAACCGCAATCGACATCATGTGTTGACTGTGGAACCCAGATTAAACGTAACGGACGAGGGCGGCCGGCTCAGCGATGTCGCAGTTGCAAGCGGAAAGCGGATAACGCTCGCAAAGATGGCGTTTGTTCCAGGTGCGGCGGCCCATGCAGGCGCAATTCAAAAGTATGCAAGGCATGTCGAAGCGTACGAGGAGCAAACGTCCGACTGGAACCAAAGCGGTGTGAGGTATGCGGCGAGACGTTCCAGCCAAAGACACGCAAGAACAAGTATTGCGGCAAGACTGAATGCGTTATTGAAGGTCGCAGGCGCTCACTGGACGAGCGTCTTGGCTATCCCAATAGGTTCGTGTGCCTCTATTGTGGCGAAACGTACAAGGCCAAGGCGTGTAACCGCGATACGTTCTGTTGTAGAGAGCATGCCTATGCGTGGCGTAAGGAGAACCCCGTACTCGGGCCACTGCCAGCAACAGCGACGGAGTTGCGCCGGTGCGAAGTGTGCGGCAATCCAGCTACATTTGGCACAGCGAAAACATGCGGATCGGAAGAGTGCAAGCGGACGCGTTACCTGGAGGCTGCCGCAGCCAGATCGACAAGAGACAGGAAGCCGCGAGCATGCAAAGAGTGCGGAATCATGTTTGTGCCAGAGTACGGCAACAAGCGGCGTCACTTTCATTCTGACGAATGTCTACGCAAGCACGGTCAGCGAATCGGCAAGGCGACAAGGCGCTCAAGGCAAAAGACTAGCACGGTTGAACGCGTTGATCCATATGCAGTATTCGGCCGTGATGGATGGCGCTGCAAGCTATGTGGATGCCGTACACCAAAGCGGTTGCGAGGAACAACCGATGACAGAGCGCCAGAGTTGGATCACATCGTGCCGTTGGCACATGGCGGAGAGCACAGCTATGCCAACACTCAATGCTTGTGCCGTAAGTGTAATCAGGCAAAGGGTGCAAGCGTTGCAGGACAGTTGTCGTTGCTGTGACGGGGAGGGGGGCGCGCGGGTCTGGGCATGCTAAGCCCAGA